AGTGGAAAAATCAAGCAGAATGGATGAAAAATAACGTTATTTCATCACCATATTATATCCCATTAACTTTGATTAAAAATGATTACCTGCAAACAATTGCGGGTCAAAATCCTATGGGATCAAAACGATTCTATTGGATAGATGCAGGATTTTATAATAGTTTTGGAGTATCAGAACCAATTTCTGAATATAACTTCCTTAAGATTAACAAAAATAATTTTGCATTAACTTCTTATCCATATAGTACTAACACTGAAGTTCATGGGTATAATATTAATAAGATGACAGAAATGATTGGTAGAACCCCAGAATATGTTTGCCGTGCTACCATATTTGGTGGTACTGTGGAACAGATCATTTCTTTTAATAATAAATACTTTGAATACATAGAAAAGTCTTTAAATGAAGGTGCTATTGGGACTGAGGAAGCATTATTTACTATTGTAGAAATGAAACATCCAGAACTAGTAGAACGTTATGCAATGCCAAGTGGCGATATTAAAAATTATTTGAATACGATTAGGAGTAGAGAATGAGATTCCATGTGCTAGGTCTTCCACACACAATTTCTTCAAAAGAATTTGTTGCATGTGCTTATACACAAAAGGTAGTTAAGTTTGCAAAAATGATGACTGAACGTGGTCATACTGTATATCATTATGGTCATGAAGATTCAGATCTAATTTGTACAGAACATGTACCAGTTTTAACTAATGGCGATTGGAAGATTGCTTATGGTGATCATGATTATAAGAAAAATTTCTTTAAGTTTGATACTAATGATTATGCATATCAAACATTTTATAAAAATGCTATTAGAGAAGTAGGTTTACGTAAACAGCCTAATGATATTATCTTACCGTTTTGGGGTGCTGGCACTAGACCAATTTGTGATGCTCATCCTGATTTAATTACAATAGAACCCGGTATTGGTTATGCTGGTGGTCATTGGGCAAAATACAAAATATTTGAATCATATGCAATCTATCATGCGTATTATGGTTTAGATTCTGTGGGTACCTGTAAGCAATCATTTTATGACGCCGTTATTCCTAACTACTTTGATCCGGATGATTTTACTTTTAGTGAAAAGAAAGAAGATTATTACTTATTCCTAGGTAGAGTTTATTCAGGCAAAGGCGTAGATATTGCAGTTCAAGTAACTGAAAAGATTGGTGCTAAACTAATTATTGCTGGACAAAATTCTCTTAAAGAAATGGGATATAACGAAACTCCTGCGCATGTAACTGAAATTGGTTATGCTGATGTAGAAACACGTAAGAAATTAATGGCTGGAGCAAAAGGTGCTTTTGTTGCATCTCTATATAATGAACCATTTGGTGGAGTACAGATTGAATGTTTATTCTCTGGTACTCCTACTATTACAACAGATTGGGGTGCATTCTCTGAAAATAATATTCATGGTGTAACTGGTTATCGTTGCAGAACATTTGAAGAGTTTGTTTATGCCGCAAGAAATGTTGATAAGATTAAACCTCAAGATTGTCGTGATTGGGCTTTACGTAACTTTTCGCTTGAAAAAGTTGCTAAAATGTATGAGGAATTCTTCCAAGGAGTTTTAAATATTCATGGTAAACAAGGTTGGTATGAACCAAATGATGGGCGTCAAGACTTTGATTATAGAGCAAAAGAATATCCAGGAGCTTTACCTAAGATTGATTATGATTTAGTTGAAAAAGAAGAACGTCCTTTTGCTGATCGTTTGGCAGTATGGGTAAAAGATGAGATTAATCCTACTCGAGTACTTGATCTTGGTTGTGGCCCTGGTATTCACACTTATGCTCTTAATGATGTAGGTATTAATTGCCAGGGTTTAGATATTGATGAGCGCGTAGATGGCAAAGTTAAGATTATCAAAGGTGATTTACTTAAATTAGATGGTACTGAGCAAGCAGATTTAGTTATCTGTTACGAAGTATTAGAACATATTGATCCTCAGTACTGTGATGAATGTGTTGAATCAATCTTTAACACTATTGAAGATGGTGGTAAGTTAATCTTTACAGCAGCACAGCCTGGACAAGGTGGAGTTGGTCACATTAATAATAGACCTAGAGAGTTTTGGCGTAAGAAATTTATTGAACGTGGCTTAGTTCAATTACCAGATCTAGAAGAAAACTTAAGAAATTACTGCCAACAAGGTTATTATATGGGTTGGTTTGTTAACAACGTACTATGCTTTTCTAAAGAGTATAAATAATAAATATACTAATTAGACCTAGGAATTACCATGGCAGCATCTAGACAAGAATTAATTAACTACGCGCTTCGTGCTCTTGGTGAACCGGTAGTAGAAATTAATGTTGATGATTCTCAGATAGAGGATCGTATTGATGAAGCCATTGGTTATTGGCAGCAGTATCATTGGGATGGTGTAGAAAAGATCTACATGAAAGCCCAAGTTACTGCTTCTCGTTTGTTTATAACTACAACAGATGCAAATAGATTTGCGCAAACGGCAATAATTACTGGAGTAACTTCTGGTGCTACTGCTTCTGTTTGCCATGAAGGTGCAATTTTTTCTTCTGGTAATACAGTAATATGTCAATATGTTAAAGGCACATTTATTGCTGGTGAAACTATTACAGATGGCACAAACACTGCAGTTTTAAATGCAACCAATTTTATTACAATTGGTACATATGATAATAGATATTTTGATCTTCCTGATTTAGTATTTGGTGTTGAATCTGTCATGCCATTTAGTAATGCATCATCATCTAAAAATCTTTTTGATTTACAATACCAATTACGATTAAATGACTTGTATGATCTAACATCTACATCTTTAATTTACTACAAAACAGTTATGTCTCATTTAGCTTTATTGGACTTAGAGTTAAATGGTAAACCACTTTATAGATTTAACCGTATGAATGGTAAACTATATGTTGATATGTCTTGGGGCCAAGATGTAGCAATTGGCGACTTTATTATGGTTGAATGTTATCGTGCTTTAGATCCCACTACAGCATCCAAAGTATACAATGAACCATGGTTAAAACACTATGCGACTGCTCTTATTAAGAAACAATGGGGAGTAAATGGTAAGAAATTCCAAGGAATGGTTTTACCAGGTGGGGTAACAATGGATTTTCAAGGTTTGTATGATGAGGCAATTAAAGAGATAGCAGATTTAGAAGATGAATTAATGAATAAAGCTGCTCCTCTTGAATTCATGTTAGGTTAATCATGGCTAGAAATGTTTATTTCTCGCATGGTACTCGATCTGAGCAACTATTCCATGAGGATTTAGTTGTTGAGTCATTATCAATTTATGGACAAACATTCTATTATATCCCTAGAATTCTAGTAGGTAAAGATGAGATCCTTGGTGAGGATCGTCTTTCAAAATTTAAATCAGCTTTTGCTATTGAAATGTATCTTGAGAATGTAGATGGCTTTGACGGTCAAGGTGCATTCATTCAAAAGTTTGGTCTAATGATGGAACAATCAGCTACTCTTGTAGTTGCTCGTCGCAAATGGGAACAACTTATTGGCCGATTTGGTCAAACACAATTACCTAATAGACCATGTGAAGGAGATCTTTTATATTTCCCCCTTACAGATGGTCTATTTGAAGTTAAATTTGTACAGCATCAAGATCCATTCTACCAACAAAATAAACTATTTGTATATAAACTACAAGTAGAATTATTCCAATATTCATCAGAAGTATTGGATACTGGAATTAAAGATATTGATGACTTTGAAACTCTTAAGAGTTACGATACATCTGTGGTTAAGAGCGGCTTGATTACTCAAATCACTATAACAGATCCTGGAACTGGATATTCAACTGCTCCAACTGTTGTAATTGGTAATAATTGGGTAGCAAATACATTGTATAAAGCTGGTGATGAAATTTGTACAGCAACTAGACGCTACGTTGTGACTTTACCTGGAACTACTAGTTCCACTGCCCCAACACATACATCTACATCAACCAATGGTTCAGCCACTTTAATGTACTTAGGAACTAGAGCAACCGCAACTGCTCAAATGGGTTCTGCTTCGTTAGTAAGTCAAGTAATGAATATAACAGTAACTAATGCTGGTAATGGTTATCAAGTTCCTCCTCCAATTACATTTATTGGAGCTAATTCTACTGTAGCAAAAGCAGTAGCATTAATAGAAAATATAGATAATCCTATGTCTTACGGTGATAATAATAAATTTAAAGAAGCCGGAGATGCGTTTATATTTAACGAAAATAATCCATTTGGCGATGTTACAGGATAAAAAATGTTAAACAATCCAAATTTTTACCATGGTACTATTAGAAAGGCTATTGTTGCCTTTGGTTCTTTGTTTTCTAATATTCAAATTGAACGTGAATCAAAGGATGGAACTGATACAGTTTTACAAACGGTAGCAGTGCCTTTAGGATATGGCCCAAAAGAAAAGTGGGTTGTTCGTATTGAAGCAGATCCTGGATTAAACAAAGCAGTTTATACTACATTGCCTAGAATGGCGTTTGAAATTACTGGTTATGAGTATGATTCTACCCGTAAAATTAATCGTATGAACAAACTTACTTGTGATCTAAGTACATCTGATCGTAAGTCAATGTATACTCCTGTCCCATATAATTTAGACATTACATTGTATATTCTTACAAAAACACAAGAAGATGCTCTTCAAATTATTGAACAGATTTTACCAGTATTTACTCCTGAGTATACTATGGTAATTAATGCTGTTCCGGAAATGAATGTGGCGCAAGATATTCCAGTTATTCTTAAAAGTATTACTGCTCAAGATGACTATGACGGTGATTTCCAAACAAGACGGTTTGTAACTCATACATTAAACTTTACACTTAAAATGAATCTTTATGGACCAGTTCGTACTTCTGGTATTATTAAGAAAACTACATCTACTATTTCTGGTAATCCTCAAGCAACTTATACTGCAGTAGGTACTTTACCCGGTGATTCAATTACCGAGAACTGGGAAGAAAACTTGTAATGTCAATTTTTTATAATGCAAACTCCTTGCTTAAGGCAGCAGGAGTTAAAATACCATTCACTGAAGAGCAAGTCCAAGAGTATATTAAGTGTCAAAATGACCCTATATACTTCATTGAGAATTATTGTAAGATTGTTTCTTTAGATCATGGTTTGATTCCTTTCAAACTATATGAATGCCAAATAGAGAAAGTAAAAGTTATCCATGAGAATCGTAAAGTTATTCTTATGGAAGGTCGTCAACAAGGTAAAACAACTACCTCTGCCGCATATATTCTTTGGTATACATTATTCCAAGACAATAAATCAGTTGCTATTCTAGCCAATAAAGCTACAGCAGCTCGAGAAGTATTAAATCGTTATCAATTAATGTATGAACATCTTCCTAAATGGTTACAGCAAGGTGTTACTACTTGGAATAAAGGTGATATTGAATTAGAGAATGGTTCAAAAGTATTCACTGCTGCTACCTCAAGTTCAGGTATCCGGGGTAAATCTGTTAACATGTTATATGTTGATGAAACCGCAATTATTCCAAATAACATTGCTGATGACTTCTTTACTGCAGTTTACCCAACAATTTCTGCTGGTGAAACAACAAAGATCTTATTATCATCTACTCCATTAGGTTATAATCATTTTTGGAAATTCTGGAATGATGCTGAACAAGGCAATAATGACTTTGTTCCATTGTTTATTCATTATAGTAGGATTCCTGGTAGAGATGAGAAGTGGGCTGAAGCCCAACGTAGACAACTTGGTGATCTTAAATTTAATCAAGAGGTTCTTTGTAAGTTCCTAGGTTCTAGTTTAACCCTAATTAGTGCTTCTACTATTGGTGCTATGTCGCCTACAGGGTATACCCATTCTAAAGAAGGTTTAGATGTAATTGAAGCTCCAGAAAAGGGGCATACATATGTATTAGTAGCAGATACTGCAAAGGGGGTAGGTGGAGATTACTCTGCATTTAGTGTTATTGATGTTACTGAAGTTCCATATAAACAAGTTGCAAAATATCGTAATAATAAAATTAGTCCATTGTTATATCCATCCGTTATATATAAAGTAGCTACAGATTATAATCAAGCATACGTTTTAATTGAGATTAATTCTAGTGAACAGGTTCCAAACATTTTATATTCTGAATTAGAATATGAAAATATTTTATTTGTCAATAGAACAACAAATGGCCAAGTAGTTACTGGTGGTTTTGGCGGTGGTGCAGTGCAATTTGGTGTTAATACTGATAAAAAAGTCAAGAGAATTGGGTGTATGAACTTCAAGTCTCTTGTAGAAGAGAATAAACTCTTAATAAGAGATGTAGATACTATTGCAGAGATCTCTACTTTTATTGAGAAAAAAGGTACGTATATGGCTGACGATACGTATCATGATGACTTAGTAATGACATTAGTATTATTTAGTTGGTTAACTACTAATCCTTATTTTAAGGATCTAAATAATGTTAATATGCGCGAAAAAATGTATGAAATGCATATCAAACAAATTGAAGATGAACTAACACCATTTGGGTTTTATGACGATGGTGGTATAAATGAAGAAAAAATTAGTATACAAAGTACTCGATTGCCTGAAAAAGATCAAAGCTTTTTAACTGCAGATCAGATAGAAATGTTGAATTTCTAATTGATATAAATAATAAAGTAAAAAGATGCTTTTAAAGCAAAAATAAAATAACATGTAATGTAACAAGGAGATTACAATGGCTTTTCAACTTAGTGCCGGAGTTGCTGTAGTAGAAAAGGATTTCTCATCTATAGTTCCAGCTGTATCATCATCTAATGGTGCTTTTGCTGGTCTATTCCCATGGGGTCCTGTTTTAGATCCAGTAACAGTTTCATCAGAGAATGTTTTAGTCCAACGTTTTGGTAAACCAAACGACAACAACGCTCAAGCTTTTTTCACTGCAGCAAACTTCTTAAGTTATACCAATAATCTTTTAGTTGTTCGTGCAGATTCAGACACACATCGTAATGCAGCTTCAGTTAAAACTGGTTCAGTAACTTCAGTTACAGTTCCTGTATCTAACTCTGGTGCAAGTTATACTTCAGTTCCAGCTGTAGCATTTGATGCTCCATCAGTTGCTGGTGGTGTTACTGCTACTGGTTATGCAGTATTAATGAATAATGGTATTGTAACAATTCCAGTAACAACTGCTGGTACTGGTTATACTGCAAATAGTATATCAATCGTTGTAACAGGTTCTACTGGTGGTTCTGGTTGTATTGCTACTCCAGTGGTTAACACATCAACAGGTGCTATTACTTCTGTTACAGTTACTGCTCCTGGTTCAGGTTATGCAGGTACATTAACAGCGACTTTAAAAAATGCAGATGGTACTACTTATACAGGTACTGGTATTAACTTGGTATTAGGTACACCAACTAAATCATCAGCACAAATTCAATCTGTTGTAATTACTAGCGGTGGTTATGGTTATAGCTCTGCTCCAAACGTAACATTTACTCTTGGTGGCGGTACTGCTCCAACTGGTATTACTGGTACTATTACAACTGCTGGACCAAAGATTAATAACTTCAATGACTATTCAACAAATTATATTAATGGTCAAGGTACATTTGGCGAGTTTGCTGCTAAATACCCAGGTCTATTAGGTAATTCTATTAGATATGCTACAGCTGATACAAGTAACTTTAAAGTTACTGCTACTGGTACTATTTCTAATGCTTCACAAAATGATGTCAATTTGTCAATTACTGGTGGTGCATTACTTACACAAGCTAAGGCTGGTACAATTGTAAGATTCTGGTCTGGTGCTAATGGTACAGGTACTCTTTTAGGTACTAGCACAATTTCTGTTGATCCAGTATCTAATACTGCTGCTACATTATCTAGTAACCCAGCTATTGTAAGTAATATTTATTCCATTACACTTGAATGGAAATATGCATCTGAATTTGATGCTGCTCCAAGTACTTCAGATTATGCAAAAAACAATAAAACAACACTTGACGAAATGCATGTTATTGTTGTTGATGCATTAGGTTATTGGACTGGTACTCAAGGTGCTATCTTAGAGAAATTTGCATTTGTATCTAAAGCTTCTGATGCTAAAAAAGCTGACGGTACTAATAACTATTACCGTGATGTAATTAACTCTAATTCTAAATACCTATGGTGGATGGATCATCCTACTGCTGCTTCAAATTGGGGTTCAACAACATTATCTTTAGGTGGTACTGATGCTAGTCCAGTTGCATATACTTCAGTTAACTATACTGCACAAATGTCAGGTGGTGTTGATGCTACTACTGTAACTGATGGTGCATTAATTACTGCATATAACTTATTTGCTAATGCTGATTTGTATGACATCTCATTGATTCCAATGGGTAAAGCATCTTCAACAGTAGTAACTTCTGTTATTAATAACGTTGCTGAATATCGTAAAGATTGCGTAGTATTTGCTTCTCCACAAAGTACTGCTGATGGTTCTATTATCATTGGTAATGGTTCAGATGCAGTTGATGCAATTAATGCTTACCGTAATAATTTACCATCAAGTTCATATGCTGTATTAGATTCTGGTTTCAAATACCAATATGACCGTTACAATGACAAATACCGTTATGTACCATTAAATGGCGATGTTGCTGGTTTATGCGCTCGTGCTGATTACACTGATGATCCTTGGTTCTCACCAGGCGGTTTCAATCGTGGTCAAATTAAGAGTGTTGTTAAATTGGCTGTTAACCCAGGTAAAACAGAACGTGATAACCTTTACAAAAATGGTGTTAACCCAGTGGTTAACTTCCCAGGCCAAGGTACAGTTCTTTATGGTGATAAGACTCTTCAATCTAAACCTTCAGCATTTGATCGTATTAATGTACGTCGTTTGTTTATTGTTTTAGAAAAAGCTATTGCTATTGCATCTAAATATCAATTGTTTGAATTCAATGACAGCTTCACTCGTGCTCAGTTCCGTAATTTAGTAGAACCGTTCCTACGTGATATCCAAGGCCGTCGTGGTATTACAGACTTTAGAGTTAAGTGCGATGACGTAAATAACACTGGCGAAATTATTGATCGCAACGAGTTTGTTGCTGATATCTTTATCAAACCAGCACGTGCAATCAACTTTATTACTTTGAACTTCGTAGCGGCTAGAAGCTCTGTAAGTTTTGAAGAAATTGGTGCTTAATAAATAAATATAAGGAGGGAAGAAATTCCCTCCACTTTTAAAGATAAAGGAAAAACAAATGGCAAATATTAGCGATTTTAAAGCACAGATGATTGGTGGCGGTGCCCGCGCTAATCAATTCCGTGTTGAGCTTGCATTCCCATCATACGTTCAAGCAGGTGCTTTAGTTGGTTTGAATTCACAATTCTTGTGTAAAGCTTCTAAGTTACCAGCATCAACAATGGATTCTGCACAAGTATTTTATCGTGGTCGTCCAGTAAATTTTGCTGGCGAAAGAACATTCCAACCATGGGGAATTACAGTTTATAATGATACTACATTCTCTATCCGTAATGCTATGGAAATTTGGTCAGATGGTATTTTAAATCATGGCCAAACTAATGGTCGTGTAAATCCACGTGATTACCAAGTTGATTTGTTAGTACATCAATTGGATCGTAATGGTGCAACTGTTAAAACATACAAATTTGTAGATGCATATCCAACAAACATTGGCGAAATTACATTAGATTATGAAACAAATAACCAACTAGAAACATTTGATGTTGAGTTTACTTATAACTACTGGACTTCTGATACAACAACTGGCGGTTCTGCCTTTGGTGTTAATGCTACTGTAAGCACACCAATTGGTACATTCCCTCTACCAGTTTAATAAATATAGTAATACAGTAACTTAAGGCGTATATTATGCAGATTTTTGGTTTTGAGATTAAGAAAAAAGAACCGTTAGAGGTAGGGAGCGTTGTCTCTCCTACCCCTGATGACGGTGCCGCGCTAATTACTTCGTCAGCAGCTGCCCATTATGGGATGGTTGTTGACTTAGAAGGCGTTATTAAGAATGAAAATGATTTAATTAGACGCTATCGAGAGATTGCTCAGTATCCTGATTGTGATTCAGCTATTGAAGATATTGTTAATGAATGTATTGTACAAGATACAGATAAATCTGCTGTAGAAATAAAATTAGATGATTTAAAGTTATCTGAAGGTATTAAAAATAAAATCAAAGAAGAGTTTGAAAATGTTACTAAACTTTTTGAATTCGACAAAAAATCACATGATGTATTTAGAGCTTGGTATGTAGACGGCAGACTGTATTATCATATATTAGTTGATGAAAACAATATTAAAGATGGTATTGCAGAATTACGTTATATTGACCCACGTAAGATACGCAAAATCAAAACAATCAATAAGAAAAAGAACGCTCAAGGTGTTGAAGTAGTTACAAAGGTTGACGAATACTATTTGTATAATGACAAAGGTATTACAGAACAAACTACTCAAGGCGTTAAACTTTCTTTAGATTCTGTTATCTATTGCCCATCTGGTTTATTAGATGCTAACACTAATATGATGTTAAGCAATCTACATAAGGCAATTAAACCAGTCAATCAATTAAAAATGATTGAAGATGCTTTGGTAATCTATCGTATGAGTAGAGCGCCAGAACGTAGAATTTTTTACATTGATGTAGGTAACCTTCCTAAATTGAAGGCTGAACAATACGTTAATGATATGATGAATAAGTTCAGAAATAAAGTAGTATATGATGCTGCTACTGGCGAGGTTAAAGATAACCGTCGTCATCTATCTATGATGGAAGATTTCTGGATGCCACGTAGAGAAGGCGGTAAAGGTACTGAAATTACTACTTTGCCAGGTGGACAAAACTTAGGAGCTATTGAAGATATTCAGTACTTCCAAAATAAACTATATCAATCATTGAATGTACCTATTTCAAGATTGACACCTAATACTGGGTTTACTTTAGGTCGTTCAACTGAAATTTCACGAGATGAGATTAAGTTTAATAAGTTTGTTAAGAGATTACGTAATAGATTTGCTACTTTATTTCTAGAGGCATTACGTGTTCAATGTATCTTTAAAGGTATTATTAGAGCCGATGAATGGGAATTATTAGTACAAGATATTAAAATTGATTTCAGAGAAGATAATCATTTTGCTGAATTAAAAGATAATGAGATTTTACAACAAAGAGTTAATGCTCTTCAATTGGTAGAACCATATATTGGTAAATTCTATTCTATTGATTATATTCGTCGTAATGTATTAATGCAATCTGACGATGATATTAAAGAGATTGATAAACAGATTCAAGATGAAGAAAAACTAATGATAGCACACGCTGAGAAGCAAGGTGCAATCCAACAAGCTAAACAAGGAGAACAAGAATGACACAAGGCGTAAAAGATTTAATCGATGCGATTGCTTCAGGCGATTCATTAGCTATTGATGCAGCATTTAATTCAGAAATGGCTTCACGTATTTCAGAGCGTTTAGATGACATGCGTGTTGATGTAGCTCAAAATATGTTCCGCACAGAATCAGTTGGTGACGACGATGAAGTTGCTGAAGATGAATCTGTAGAAGAAGTGGCTGAAGAAGAAGATCCAGAGCCATTTGAAGAGTAATATGTACTTTAAGCAATTTAATAGAAAACTATCAGAGCAAATTACAGGCGTAGCTGTTTTAAAACAGTTACGCTTTGGTAGTCATTTGATAGAGATGAAAACTGATCAAGTAGTTACTATTGACGGTGTAGAAACAGAGTTTTCTAATATTTTAGAAGCTAAAGATTATCTTAAACAAGAATATGAATCTAGTAAATTAGAACAAGAGATTGCTCATGAATCTTATGAAGAGATTTCTGATTCTAAGATTGCTAGTATTATTGCTGAACACTATGATGTTAAAGTAACAGATTCGTTAATTGAATCATATGTAGAATTAGCATCTTCTAAGATGTTTACTACTGATCCAGTAGCTATTGAAATTAGAGATCTTAATAAGTTTGACAGATTGGTTGAAGGTAAGATTGACTTTGTATTAGAAGATGGTTCTATAGTGGCTATCAATAAAGATACACAAGACGTTATAAATAATATATTACAGAATAATAACGAAATTGTAGAGCATATGAGACAAAATAAAGAAAATTTCATCTCTGTTGTACAGCAAATAAAGGAATAACAAAATGTTAATAGGTAATTTAGGTTTATCACAAGACTTAATCGATGCGGTTAAGGCTATTACTGAAGCTTCATGTTCATCAAAGAAGATGGAAAAAGAAGAGTTAATTGGTGGTCAAAAGAAACTTGACAAAAATGGTAATGGTAAACTTGATGCTGATGACTTTAAAAAACTTCGTAAAGAAGACACAGTTGAAGAAGGCATAGATCCTTCTGGTTTAAAAGCAACTGATGCTCAAAGAAAAAAAGCTAAAGAAGATGGTGCTAAATATGTTGCTGATACTATAGCAAAACGCACAAAAATAAAAGAAGAAGCTGAAGAGTTAGATGAGCTTTCACAAGGTACACTTGCTAATTATACACAAAAAGCTGCTCATGATGTAGGTAACAAAATGCATCATGCTGGTTTAATGTCTGTTACTGCAAGCGTCAAAAAATCAGAAGGAAATACTGATTTAGGTAACTATTATGATAAAACAGCAAAAGCTTCTCACTCTAAGGCTTTAGATAGACTGCAAGGTATTAAAAAAGCTGCTAATAAAATAGCTAGACAAGATATTAGAAAAGAAGATTTTGAAGATTACTCATTAGAAGAAATTCAGGACTTTATGATGTCAGAAGACTTTGATCAGTTAGATGAACTCTCAAAGAAAACTTTAGGTTCATATGTTAAGAAAGCTACAGATGATTATACTAATCGTGAAACTAGAATTAGCCGTGCTTTAGATAATTCAAGTAAAATGTTTTTGGACCCAAACATCAATAAAGCTGCTGTTAAACAAGCTAATCGTAAAATTGGTATGAATAAAGCTATTGACAAATTAACTAAAGAACAAGTAGAAGAGATCGAAATGCTTGCTGCTAAACATGGTTTAGGAGAATAATAAATGGCTATTGCAACCACGTATCTTAAAAAAGTTCATCAAGAAGCAGTCGTAAAAGTTGCTGGCGGTACAGGCACACAAACTATTTCAGTTACTGCTTCTAGTAATAATCCTTTAACAGCAGCAGGTCAAGTATTAGATGGTACAACTCCTACAGTTAGTATTGTTGGTGTAACTTGGAGTGGAGCATTAGGTGGTATAATTACAATTACTAGAGGTGGTGTAGTTGTAATGACGCTAAATGCTGATAATCCAGGTCAATTAGACTTTGATGGTCAAAACATGATTCCAGATACAACAGGTAGCACATCAGATATTGCTATTACTGTAGCCACAGCAGAATCACAAGTATGGTTAAAATTGCGTAAAGTATCTGGTTGGAAAACAACAGTTGAGCCAGAACAATATGGTTCTTATGATGATCCAACATGTGTTGGTGCTTCTACAACTGTTCTTGGTTCTCCAGATAAGGTGTAATTATGTATCTAATTAAAGAACATACAGAAGAGGTCAAGCTAATCGTTGAAGAGAAGCTTGGTAAAGGCAAGGAATACTTCATTGAAGGAGTATTTCTTCAATCTAATCTAAAAAATAAAAATGGCCGTATGTATCCTAAAGAGATTATGG